CTCAATGAATTGATCAAGGAACAGAATAACGGATTTATTTCCAACACATATCAAATAGATTGGGGAATGTACAAAAACTCATTTATCACGGCCAGAGATGGTAAGGTGAAAATCACGCCTACAAGATTGCTGAAGATTTTCCAGATAACTTAATATATCCGAAGAAATCTTTTTTTGGATTATAGTTATATTCACTTAACGAATGACTGATTAACGATTGAAAAAATGATTGCTATTATTTATAGATTGACTATCACCATTTATTGAGCCATTGTATTCAACATTGACCTAGTTGAGTGCAAACAAAATTGGTCAAACATTAACAATTAACTAATTAACTAATTATGTCATTAGATCTAACTAAAATCAAGTCGCGTCTTGAGTCTCTCAAGAGCACGCAAAACAAGACCACCGCCGTGTGGAAGCCGAATCCGGGCAAGAACGTAATCCGAATTGTTCCTTATGCCCATAATCCCGAGAATCCGTTCATTGAACTGCTGTTTCATTATAACATGAACGGCAAGACATATCTCTCGCCTGCGACCTTTGGTCGTCCTGATCCCATCGTTGAGTTTGCTAACAAACTCAAAAAGAGTGGAGACAAGGAAGAGTGGAAGACGGGTCGCTCACTTGAGCCCAAGCTGCGTACATATGTACCGGTTCTGGTTCGCGGGGCAGAGCACGAGGGGGTGAAGTTCTGGGGCATGGGTAAGCAGGTATATCAAGAAATTCTTAGCATCATTGCTGATGCTGATTATGGTGATATTACTGATCTCAAGGCCGGTCGTGATATCGTTGTTGAGTTTAAGACCGCCGAGGAAACTGGCAAGTCTTTCCCTGAAACAACTATTCGCGTCAAGCCTAACCAGACCCCCGCGTTTGATCCCAGCGACGCCGCACTCAAGGAGAAGGTAAAGAACCAAAAGAATGTTACTGAACTTTTCCCAGAGTTGTCTTATGAAGAACTTGCTTCGGTAATGGATACTTGGCTCAACTCTTCGCAGGAAAATGCTGAAGACGCCGAGCCTGCTGCAACAACGGTAACTGAAGAAACAGAAGCCGCCCCCGCAGCACCTGCACCAAAGAGTGCAACCGCAAAGGCTGCTGTAAAAGCACCTTCCAGCACCAAGGCAATTGCCGACGAATTCAACGATTTGTTCAACAGTTAAGTTGAACGGAGTAGTAGAAATAAATGATGATGTGGTGCTCCAGATGGAGTACTGGAGCACCACTTATCTCAAATAATAACATTTATGGAAAAAGAAAAAAAGAAAAAGCCTGTTGAGGTTGAACTGGAAACGAACAGGGATGAATTGGCTGAGTCTATTGCCGAATCTCTTAATAAGAGCGGTGATGGTAAAGTTGCGTTCTTTTTGGACGCGGAAGATGACCCATCTCAAATCGTTGACTGGGTTTCTACAGGAAACAGTTTGGTTGACTTGGCAATCGCCAACAGACCGAATGCCGGTCTACCGGTTGGTCGAATTACTGAACTAACTGGACTTGAAGCATCTGGAAAGAGTTTAATGGGTGGCCATTTGCTCGCCGAAACACAGCGTAAAGGCGGTATGGCTGTATTCATTGATACAGAATCATCCGTTGATCGTCAGTTTCTGAAAGCTATTGGCGTTGATACGCAGAAGATGATGTACATTCCAGTCGAAACAGTCGAAGAGATCTTTGACAAAATTGAAGAGATTATCGCGCTGGTTCGTAAAAGTAGCAAGAATCGTTTAGTCACTATCTTGGTTGACTCTGTTGCTGCTGCTTCTACATCAAAGGAAATTGCATCAGACCACGGTCAAGAGGGGTTTGCCACGGGTAAAGCGATCATCATCAGCAAGGCGATGCGTAAGATCACTGGTCTTATTGCGAAGCAACGCATTTGCTTGTGTTTCACAAACCAACTTCGTCAGAAGGTGGGTTTTGTTGGACTAGGCGATCCATATACCACAAGCGGAGGAAAGGCTCTTGCTTTCCACGCTTCTCTTCGTCTTAGACTGAAGAGTATTGGGCAAATCAAGAATGGTGATAAGGAAGCTATTGGAATCAAAACCAAGTGTACCGTAGTCAAGAATCGTATGGGTCCACCTATGCGATCTGTTGAATTCGATATCTTCTTTGATCGTGGTATTGATAACTATGGAAATTGGCTCGAAAAGCTGATTGAATGGGATATTGTCACCAATGCCAAGAAGGTAAAGGTTGCTGGTGAAAAGAAGACAAAGAAGCAGTTGGAAGAAGAAAAAGAAGAAGACAAGAAGGCAAAGAGCCTACAATTCATCATGGAAGTAGCAGGAAAAGATCCTGAGACCGTCGTGTTTGAAAAGAAGGACTTTACCAAACTGTTGAACGACAGAGCAGATTGTAAGGAATATCTTTACAATAAGATCTGTGAGGACTTCATCATGAAGTACAAGAGTCCAGAAGCAGGATCAGGAGATGACATCTCTTATGATTCTGGTGCAGAAGGAATGGACGAATAAAATGATCGTGTGGAGTGAAATACCTCCACACGATTCTTATATCATGCAAGAGGAAACTAAAAAGAAGTTCACATCCATCTTTTCGCAGATCAAGTCCGAACACGCTAATTTGCCAGTAAATACAAAGAAGGATAAAAACAGCGATATACTTGTTGTTGATGGTACAAACAACTTTATTCGTTGTTGGACTGTTGTTCCCACATTAAGTGATCATGGAGATCATGTAGGTGGAGTTAGTGGATTTCTTACCAGTATTGGATATGCAATAAAACTATTGCGTCCAACTAGAGTAATTGTGGTGTTTGATGGCAAGGGTGGTAGTCAACGTCGCAGAGACATATATCCTGAATATAAGAACAATCGCAAGATGTCTGTTCGTGTAAACAGGGCATATGAAGAAATGAGCGATCCGCAAACAGAACAAGACGCGATGATAAATCAAATGGTAAAACTAATTGATTTTCTTCGCAGCCTGCCTGTTACGGTCGTATCTATAGATTATATAGAAGCAGACGATGCTATTGCTTATATATCCACGCAGATGTATCCAAACGCCAAGATTACCATTATGAGTGGAGACAAGGATTTTTATCAACTCATCAATGAAAGAGTGAATGTATGGAGTCCTATCAAGAAAAAGATATATGGTATACAGGATGTAATCAATGAGTATGGCGTGCATCCTACCAACTTTGTATACTATCGTGTGCTTGAGGGAGATTCTTCAGACAATATTGATGGCGTAAAAGGTGTTGGGTTAAAAACTGCCATCAAATGTTTTCCTATGCTTACAGAGTCTAAGGAAACATCTGTTGATGAACTACTTATTCGCGCCAAGGATTGTATCAACGAAAAGAAGATATATGCTACAGTAGTTGAGCATTCAAGAGTACTAAACAGAAACTATATGCTTATGCAACTAAAGAACCCAAACTTTGCTGGTTCTTTACAACTGAAGCTGAATGACTCAGTTGATAAGACATATGACTATAACAAATTTACGTTCATTCAAAAACTAACTGCACATGGTATGCACTCCACAATACCAAACTATCATGTGTGGCTACAGGAAGTTTTCTACCCGCTACACGTATTAGCGACATCCTCCTGAAATATTTTCTAAAACAAATTGACGATACGCATATTTAAGCGTATTGTCTTAACATCATCATTATATATGGCTCCAGTAATCATTGACAACCTACACAAATATGGTCTCGACTTTCAAGTCAAGATCATCGCAAGTATCCTTACCGACAAGGTATTCTTTGAACGCATCGTTGATATCATTGATATTGAGGCGTTTGAAAACGAAGTGCATCGTTGGATCTTGAAAGAGATAATTTCATATCACGCCGAATACAAGGATATGCCCACGATGCAGGTGTTCAAGGTTCGCGTTGACACGATTGAGAACGTCGATTTCAAGCAAACTGTTGTAGACTCTTTGCGTAGCGTCTTTACAAAGATCAACGAGAAGGATCTACAGTTTGTTCGTGAGCAGTTTCTTGAGTTCTGTAAGAACCAAAAGTTGAAGAATGCCATCATTGAGTCTGTGGATCATCTAAAGACTGGTGAATATGAAAAAATCAAGGGTCTTGTTGATAAGGCTATGAAGGCTGGTATGGAACGTAATCTTGGTCATAACTATCATAAAGACCTTGCTACTCGTATGAGTGAAATGTGCCGCAACACCATTTCCACGGGATGGGAAGTGATTGATAGTCTTATGGATGGCGGTCTCGGACCTGGTGAATTAGGTATTGTTGTTGCCCCTGCTGGTATTGGTAAGAGTTGGTTGCTATGCAGTCTTGGTGCCAAAGCTATGAAGACAGGCAAGAACATTGCTCACTTCACGCTGGAACTGAACGAAAACTATGTAGGATTAAGATATGATTGCTGCTTTACTCATATTGATTTTCAAGAAATCAAACATCGTCAGCCTGAAGTGGAAGAAGAAATCAAGCACATCAAAGGAAAACTGTTTGTAAAGTATTTCCCACTCAAGACGGTGAGTGCTCAATCTTTGAAGTTTCATATCGAGCGTATCCAGTCTCTGGAAAATATCAAGATTGATGAGATGATCGTTGACTATGCTGATATTCTTCGTCCGCTTGAAAAAGAAAAGAACAGTAATAGTTACAGCGAAGCAGGTGGTATTTACGAAGAACTGCGTCTCT